CCCTGCTCGGGCTGGACGCATGAGGAGGTATTTGCATGATTACCTGTACCCTTGGAAAACAAAAATATACGGTTGATTTTGTTAGCGGCAGAGCCCTTCGTGAGATGGAGCCTGCCGCTAAAATGTATGCCCGGATTGTCTCCCTGTCCAATGCGGCGGTCAAGGGTGAAACGCTACCCGAAGGGGAAACGCTGAACATTGCCGATGCAATGGATGTGATGATCCGCTGGTTCTGCATCCTGTTTGGCAATCAGTTTACCCCGGACGAAGTCCTGGACGGATATCCGGTGGATCGCCTGATGCACGACATTGCGTTTGCGCTCATGGCGGTACAGTCCCAAACTACGGAGATTCTGGACGAGTTCCCTACGAAAGCAGCGCAGGCAACGCCGACGGCACAGCCGACGGAAGCGGCATCCTGACGCTGCCGGATTTTATTTACAGCACCTATAACTCCCTGCTGGAAGGCGGGTGGCGCATGGCCGAGATAGATCAAACCGATCTTCTCGGCTTTTTACGTGTTCGGGCGTGGAATGCCCGTAGAAACAAAAAGAAATCCGAGCCGAAGCCCGGTTTCATCGATACGGTATGGCCCAGCGTCAAGCCAAAATAAAGGAAGTGAACTCTCATGGCTGAATCCCTCCGCGACCTCGTTGTGTCGCTTTCCCTGAATACCGAAAACTTTACCCGCAACATCAAGTCGGTCAACAAGCAGATACAGGAAGCGGAGTCATATTTCAAGCTGGCCGCTGCCGGTGTGGAGGGCTTTGAGAACACCACCGAAGGGCTGACCACCAAGCTGTCTACGCTGGAGCGCAGACTGTCCATGCAAAAGGATGTAGTCACGCAGTATGAGCGTGCGCTGGCACAGGCCACCTCCAAGCTGACTGAATGCTATAACCGGCAAACGGATTATGCTCAGCGGCTGGAACAGGCACGTCAGCGGCAGAGTGCTCTGCGAGCTGAAGTGACAACTGCCACCAGCGCATATGAGCGCTATCAGGACAGCTTGGGCGAAAGCGACTCAGCGACCATTGCCGCCAAGGCGAATATGGAAGCAGCCCAGCAGGAATATGAAGCCGCTACTGCCGATGTCAATAAGCTGGCCGGTCAGCAGGACGCCCTGCGCAAGGCGACGCAGAACGCCGCAGATGCCGTATCCACCCAGCAGACGCAGCTGAACAAAGCGCAGGCATCTGTCAAAGACACCGAGAAAGCCATCAGAGGTTGTAACGACGCCCTGCGGCTGTCCCAGACCAATTGGAAGGCCGCAGGCGACCAAATGAAGGCGGCAGATACCGCCGTTACGTCCCTTGGCAAGCAGATGCAGCTGGCACAGAGCCGCTTCCGTTTGGCGGCTGCTGGCATCAAGGACGTGGACACCAACGCCGGTGCTCTGTCTGCCAAGCTGGTCATGCTGGGTGAAAAGCTGACCCTGCAGCAGCAGACGGTCGCCCGGTATGAAGAAAAGCTTCGTGCCGCAAAGGAACAGCTTCTCGCTGCGCAGCAGGCCAATGATCCCGACAAGATACAGGAAGCCACCGACGCTGTCACGGATGCCGAAACTGCTCTGACCAATGCGCAGGCAGCCGTCAGAGAAATCGAAGCCGCCATCCGGGAGACTAACCAGCAGCTGAATACCGCCAAATCCCTCTGGACAGCGGCAGGTAAATCTCTGACGGAGTTTTCCAAAAGCTGTGATTCCGTCAGTAAGACCACCGGAGCAATCGGGCGCACACTTTCTACTTATGTGACTGCGCCGGTTGTGGCCTTGGGCGCAGCGGCAATGAAATCCAGCATCGAGTTCGAGTCGGCCTTCACAGGCGTCCGCAAAACGGTGGATGCTTCCGAAGCAGAATTTGCCCAGCTGGAAACGACCGTCAAGCGCATGTCTACCGAAATTGCTGCCGATACCACCGAAATTTCCAACGTTATGGCCAATGCCGGTCAGCTGGGCATTCGCACTGATGCGCTGGAGGATTTTACCCGCGTTATGATCGACCTCGGCAACACCACCGATATTGTCGCCGAGGAGGCCGGTTCCACGCTGGCGAAGTTCGCCAATATCATGGACATGGATCAGGGGCTGTTCGAAAACCTCGGTTCCACGCTGGTCGATCTGGGCAACAACTTTGCCACTACAGAATCGGCTATCATGGAAATGGCGCTGCGTCTTGCCGGTGCAGGCAAGCAGGTCGGCTTGTCCGAAGCACAGATTCTGGGCTTTGCAACGGCGTTGTCCTCTGTCGGCATAGAGGCACAGATGGGTGGTTCCGCGCTGTCCAAGGCGCTGGTGAAGATGGAGGTTGCCGCTGCCACCGGCGGCGAAGCCCTGACCGACTTTGCCTCGATCTGCGGCGTAACCGAGGAGCAGTTTGTTCGTATGTGGGAAGCTGATCCTGCCGCCATGTTCCAAGCCTTCATCGAAGGGCTGGCGCAGATGGATGACGAAGGTATGAGCGCCATCGCCGTCCTGAACGAAATAGGCATCTCCGAAGTACGCCTGCGCGATACACTCCTGCGCTCCGTCAACGCGACGGAGCTTTTTGCTTCTGCGCAGGATACAGCAAACGAAGCATGGGCAGAGAATACCGCCCTCGCTGAAGAAGCGGGTAAGCGCTACGCCACCACGGAAAGTAAGCTCATCAACCTGAAAAACAAGTCCGTCCTCTTTGCCCAGCAGCTGGGTGATGACCTGAATCCTACCATCCACAGCCTGATCGACGGCGTGGATGATCTGATGGATAAGTTCATGGAAATGGATGAAGCTGAGCGCCAGCGGGTCATTCAGACGGCAGCGTTTGTGGCTTCCATTGGCCCGGCATTCTTGGCGGTATCGAAGCTGAGCAAGGGACTGTCTGTTATTACCGGCGGTATTGGAAAATTTTCCACGGCTGTAGGCAAAGCAGGCGGCGGCTTTGGTGGCTTTATGTCGGTGCTGAGCAAATCTCCCTCTGTATGGCTTGCGGTCGCAGCCGCTGTGGTGGTTGGCACCGTCGCGCTGGCCGATTATGTATCCGGCGCAAAGCAGGCGCGTGAAGCTCTCGAGGGCATGGCTGAAACAGCAGAAAAATGGAAGGATGCCGCAGCAGAGACTTTCTACAATCAAAGCGGTGCTGGCCTGTCCTTCTTCGGTATGACCGCTGACGCCTTTAAGTCCGCTGGCACAGATATTGCCCAGAGCGGAGCCAACTGGCTCTCCGGGCTGATTGCAGTCTGGACGGACGGTAAGAAGGAAACCAACGCCATCGTCTCTGAATGGACGGAATCCTTCAAGGCGGGCACGGAAGAAATCCGCACAGCGCTTTCTGAAATGAAGCTCACGGCTGATGAACGAGGATATACCAGCCTTGCCGAACAGATGGAAGCTGACCTTGCCACGCTGGACAGCATCGATGATGAAATCGCCAAGCTGCTGAAAAAGCGGCAGAGCAGGCTGTTCACCGAGGAGGATCAAATCCGCCTACAGGAGCTGATGGATACTCGTGAAGCCATTCAGGTCAGGTACAATCTTGTGCCCGATACCGGCGACACCGAGGGCTTTGAGACCATCCGTCAGAAGCTGGAAGCCGAGGTTGCCCGTGCGCAGGCGCGTGGGCAGAGCGATGCCGACGTTACCGTGTATGAAAATGCTGTCGTTGCGGCGGCACAGGGCTTGGCGGCGATCAATGAGCAGATTGATGCGAACTACGACAAGGAGTATGCGCTCATCCAGCTGATCTCCGACAGTGCTGAACGGGAAGTCGCGCTGGCCGACCTGAACCGGCGCTATAACGCAGAACGCAGGCAGGCTGCGCTGGAGTATGCGGCGCTCCTGCAGGAGATCGCTCTTCCCGTGTGGGAACAGGAAAACATCCAGCAGGCAGCTGCGGATATTGATACCCTGAACCAGAAGCTGCGTGAGTACAGCATGGCTTCCGAAACCGAAAAGCCCGGCTTGCTGGCCGATCTCAACGAGCTCACTGCCAGCATGGACGAGGATTCTTTTGTCGAATATATCGGCCTGCTGACACAGATTCAGAGCTTGCTGGACAGCGGACTGACGGAAACGGAAGTCGAAGCCATGTTCCCAGAGATTGATGTTTCCGGCGCAATGGAGCAGCTGGCCTCTGTGCAGGACTACCTTGATACGCACAAGCTGGAACTGCCCGGCTTGGCTTCTATGTTCTCCGAAGCCATCCCCGAGGAAGCTCTGAAAATCGCCACGGATCTTGATATGACCGGTGCGCAGGCACGTTGGGATGAATTTGCTGCCAACCCCGGCGCGATCACCACTGACGCGATCATCGCCGGATATCAGGAAAACGAGCAAACCGTCAGGGTACAGCCTACCGTGGATGCCTTTGTTTCCTCTTATACCGAAATCCCCGAGGGAGCCTCCACCGCATCTCTTACACCGACAGGACTGATCGCCTATGTGGAAAAATATGCCGAGGTCACAAACGGTGCGGACGTTACCGGATTGACACCTGAAATTGCTACTTGCTTGGTGGCCGGATATCAGGAGCTGGCAGAGGGCGCGGATGTGTCCCTGCTCAAGCCTGATGACGTGGTCGCCTATGTAACCGAATACGCCGAAAAGCAAGGCGTTGACCTTTCCGCGCTTGCGCCGGAGGGCGTGACGGCCTTCGTTATGGCCTATCAGGAGATCAATGGCGGTGCACTGACCACGGCGCTTGCACCATCCGATGTTGCCGCCATCGTTACGGAATATCTGCTGGCTGAAAACGTGGATCTGTCCAAGGTTACGGATGCACAGGTGGATGCGATGGTCAACGCCTATGCGGAGGCCACCAACTGTGACAAGACGGCGCTCAAAGCAGAGGTTGTGGCACAGATCACGTCCTATGTCAATGCCGAAGGCGTTACGCCGCCGATCATCACAACCAAGGTGCAGATCACCGGGTATGAGTATCTGACCTATAAGGACTTTCAAGAGAACAGCGGCTTTGCCGTTGACGTTCCTGTCAGGCTGGGTGAAATCTCGGATGCCGATCTAGCATCGCTCTCTGCCGATGGGAAGATTAAATACTGGCAGGACGGCATTGAAATCCCTGTAACCGCTGTTCCGGAAGGTGCGCTGACCCCAGACACCATCGCCACGATGTCCGAGGACGGCACAATGCACATCCTGATCTCTCCACAGGTCACTGGTACGCAGGAAGCTATTGATGCCATTTCCCCACTGGTGGATGAGGTAGATCAGCTGGGCGTTACAGCCGCCGGTATGTGGGCAGGCATTATGCCTGCTACCACAATGGATATGATCGGTTCTGCTGTTGAACGCATCAACTCCTATACCAAAACGCTGGATTATAACGGCTGGCAGAAGTTTTGGGCTGCTCTACGCGGTGAAAGTGTCGATCATGGTGTGCTGGATCAGAGCATGAGGAACGACTTCAATGCCGAGACCGTTGCTGAGCTGTCTGCCTATGTCGGCGAAATGGTCTCTGCAATCCAGCAGGGACAGGAGGTTTCGCAGGAGGACATCGAAAATCTGCAGGCAATCGTGACTTTCCTGAACGGCCTTGATACCACCGAAACCGGCGCACACATCAAAGAGGGCGTTGCACAGGGCATGACAGAGGCAGGCTGGGACAGCGACGCTGAAACCGTAGCATCCAACCTTGAATCTGCATTGAACCTCGCGCTGGGTATCCAAAGCCCGTCGACGCGCATGAAGCCTGTTGGAGGATATGTGACGGCAGGCATTGGTGCTGGTGCAGCGGAGTATGACTTTTCTACGGATGCATCGTCTGTTGCAGGTAATGTGGAAGCTGCCATGAGCCTTGCGCTGGTAGAGGGCTTGCTGTCCGGGAACGGCACGACCATCATGGGCGGACTGGCTTCCTCCATGACGGGGTACAGCTTTACGACCACCGGCAGTCAAGTGAGCACGCACATCAAGAGCGCGGTTGATGCGAATTTGACTTCTACTACGCTGCGCAGTGCAGGCGTGAATGCAATGGCCGGTCTCAAAGCGGGCATCAACGCTGGCAGAAGCGGTGTGGTTTCTGCCATGCGATCTGCTGCCCGCGCCGCTGTCAACGCAGCAAAATCCGAGCTCAAAATCGCCAGCCCTTCTCGTGTGTTCCGCGACGAAGTCGGCGCGATGACCATGAAGGGTTTCGGACAGGGCGTGATGGAAGAGAGCAAAGAGCAGGCCAAGATCATACGCAACGCTGCCCGCTACCTGACGGATGAAGCTCGTGAGGGCGCTATCATCAACAACGCCACCACAAACCACAGGACGTATAACCAGAACAGCACGGTGAACCTTTCTGGGAATGCCTTCACCATCCGGGACGAGCAGGATATTTACGCTCTGGCCACGGAGATCGCTGCGCTGACCCGCAGGCAGCAGCGCGGCAAGGGCTTGAGAATGGCCTGAACGCAGAATTGACTTGACTTTCTGCCCGACAAGAGCGTTAATGTCAGCACCCTATATGAAGGAGGTACACGCCTATGTTTTCCATGCGTATACGACCGGAGGTTTTGGCCATGCTTCGGGAGAAGTACCCAGCCGGATGCACCGTTGTGCTTGAAGAAATGAACGACCCATACCGCGAAATGCCTGCGGGCTTGACCGGAAAGGTCACCCATGTGGATGATGCGGGCGGCATACATGTTGAGTGGAGCAATGGCTCCACGCTGGCCGCTATCCACGGCTTTGACCGTATCCGCAGAATCGACGAGTAAACAACAGCGCCGAGCGCCGCTCTACAGCAGGGCGGCGCTTTGTCGTGCTGGAAAGGAGCACCCTTTGAACGACTGGTTTAAATGGAACGGCGTGCGTTCCACGGAATACGGCGTGCATGTGCTGGAACAGCCGCCGCTGACCATGCCCGCAGAACGTACTACCTTTACTGTTGTCCCCGGCAGGAGCGGATCGCTCACTACACTGGAGGGCGATGATGTATATGATGATCTGATACTGACCGCCACCTGCATCATTGATAACCCCGCTCGTATCCCGGAGATCTGCGCATGGCTTCGGGGCGGCGGCACAGTCACCTTCGCCAATCGCGAGGGTGGCTTTTATTACGCCCGCGTGGTCAACCAGATTCCCTTTGAGAAAATCCTGCGCGGCAATCCGCACCGGTCATTTGCCGTGAATTTCCGTTGTATGCCATTTTGGTATCAGGATGGTGTGGAGAATATTACTCTGACAGCAAGTGGCACGTTTGTCACCAATCCGGGAACTGTTGCTTCTGAACCGATCATCACGGTAACAGGCAGCGGCGAGATCACACTCATGGTCGGTGCATACATCGTGGAGCTTGACGACATCAATGGCAGCATTACGCTGGACACACCGCTGATGGAAGCCTATTCGGGCGTCGCCAGCATGAACAACTGCATGAGCGGAGACTTCCCGCTACTGGAACCCGGGCAGAATGCCGTCAGCTGGAGCGGCTCGGTTACTAAGGTAGAAATTGTACCCAACTGGCGAAATCTGTGAGGAGGTGAACACCCTTGATCTGTGTCTACCCGGCTGACTGCACGGACTTTTCCAACAACGGTCTGGGCGTGGTCAGTCCGCTATCCTGTACCGTAACAGAAACGCTCAATGGCGAGTGGGAACTTACGCTGACACACCCGATTGACGATTTGGGCAAATGGCAGCGGCTGACGGATGGTTGTATCATCCGTGCACCTGTGCCTGCGGCGATGACACCGCAGATCAATCTGGTCACGCAGCAGTATCAGACGGATACCTATGACGTGGAAATCTATAAGATCACCACGAAGAGCGGTCCGCTGCGCCTGCGCTCCGGCACAGGCACCAACTACAAAATCCTCGGCAAATACAAGAAAGGCAAAGAAGTCATCGTACTGGACAAGAGCAACAGTCAGTGGTACGAAGTGACCACGCCTGATGGCAAGCATGGCTATATGTCTGCCGAATACCTGACCTATGAACGCACCGAACAGCAGAGCAAGACCGAGTACGTTGGCTTCCAGAATGATGCCATCGAAGCCCGGCAGCTCCGCGACCAGCCCTTCCGCATCTACCGTGTCGTGCCTGAACTGAACAAGATCACAGTTCATGCCCGGCACATTTTTTATGACCTGCTCGATAACATGCTCAAGCAGGTGAAGCCCGGCTCAGGCGCAGTGGGCGCATCCGTTGCACAGGATATCGCGGACGGCTGTCTGTCCGATCATGCCTTTACCTTTTACTCCGACTTGGAGTCCACGGCGGAAGATGTGCTTCTGGAGAACATCAACCCCGTGGAGGCGCTCCTCGGCGAAGGCGGCATGACCGAAAAGTACGGTGCAGAGCTTGCCCGGGACTGGTTCGATGTTTTCCTCGTTCAGCGTGTGGGCTGCGACAGCAATGTGCAGATCCGCGAACGAAAGAACCTCACCGGCATCAGTTACGATGTGGATGAGACCGATGTGATCACGCGCATCATGCCTACCGGCGAAGACGCAGACGGCAATCTTCTGTATCTGCCCGAACTCTATATCGACAGCCCCAACATCCATGCCTATCCGCATCCCAAGTGGGTGCATCTTGCTGTCTCCTCAGCCAAGGAGGTTACGGAGGGTGATGAAACTAAGAGCAAGGCTCAGTGCTACGAGGAGATGCGCTCTGCTGTGCAGGCTGAATACGACGCCGGGTGCGATCTGCCCACGGTCACGCTTTCTGTGGACTTCGTGAACTGTACCAGCGCGGAAGAGTACAAGCAGTACGCTGCGCTGTCCGATATTTTTCTCGGTGACAGCGTCCGCGTCATTGCTCGTCGCATCGGCGTTGAAGTGGTCATGCGCATGACGCAATACACCTACGACTGCCTTACGAAGAAATACACCTCTGTTACGCTGGGCACGGCGGCAACTGCGCTGGAAGGCACGACCATTGCCGCACGCCAGCTGGCCTCCGGGTCGATCAGCGGAGCAAAGCTCATGCTCAATTCCATCGGCAGCGGGCATTTGCAGAACGGCTCTGTCGGCAGTCTGCAGGTGAAAAACGCAGCGATCCAGAGCGCACACATTCAGACTGCCGCCATCACGCAGGCACACATTGCACAGGCGCTGATTGATACGCTGAACGCCAATGCGATCACGGCGGTTTCTGCCAAAATTCAGGAATTGGCAGCCGGGCAGATCACGACAGATGAGCTTTATGCGTCCATTGCCATGATCTCCACCGCGCAGCTGACGACCGCCAATATCATCAATGCCAACATCGACTGGGCTCAGATCGAAACGCTGGCAGCGGATATTGCCACGATCAGCAAGGCGCAGATCACCTCTGCCAATATTGATGAAGCAAACATCGACTGGGCGGCGATCACGACGCTGACGGCGGCGGTTGCCAGCATGGTCAAGGCAGACATCGAGACCGCCGATATCGACTGGTCACACATCAAGGATTTGGCGACGGATACCGCCATCATCACGCAGGGTACTGCCGGTGAACTGTATATCGCCAAGCTAGCTGTGACCGAGGCGAATATGGTCAGCCTGACGGTCGGTGAACTTGTGGTCAAGGGTGAAGACG